TAAATCTGAATTTGCGTCTTTCTTGTTTCCTGCCTGGATGATTGGGATAAAGCCTTCGATGAAGATTATACAGGCGACACACACCACCGAGCTTGCGGTAAACTTTGGTCGTAAGGTCAAGAACCTTTTGGAGACGGAGGAGTACAAGGAGATATTCCCGGATACGAAGTTGGCGATTGACAGTAAGGCCTCTGGACGGTGGGACACGAACAAAGGTGGGATGTATTATGCTGTTGGTGTGGGATCGAACTTAGCGGGTCGTGGTGCGGATTTATTGGTTATTGATGACCCTCACTCGGAGCAGACGGCGATGTCGGCTTCTGGGTTTGAGGCGGCGTGGGAGTGGTACACAGGGGGCCCCCGTCAGAGGCTCCAGCCGGGAGGTGCGATTGTTCTGGTTCAGACACGCTGGTCCGAGAAGGATTTGACGGGTAATTTAATGCGCGCACAGATGAAGGATAAGAAAGCGGATCAGTGGGAGGTTTTGGAGTTGCCTGCGATTATGCCGTCTGGAAATCCGTGCTGGCCGGAGTATTGGGCGTTGGAGGAATTGCTGTCAGTGAAGTTTTCGGTTCCGGCGTACAAGTGGAACGCTCAGTACCAGCAGGACCCGACTTCTGAGGAGCTGTCGATTTTAAAGCGTGAGTGGTGGCAGAAGTGGACTTCACCGGAGATGCCTGAGTTACAGTATGTGATACAGAGTTATGACACGGCGTTTACGAAAAAGGAGACAGCGGATTTCAGTGCGATAACAACGTGGGGTGTTTTTTCTCCCAAGTCGTATGGTCCATCGGCCTTGATTCTTCTGGACAGCAAGAAGGGGCGGTGGGACTTTCCTGAATTGAAGGAGGTTGCGTTGTCTCAGTATCAATACTGGGAACCGGAGACGGTGATTATTGAAGCGAAGGCGAGTGGTATGCCCTTGACCCACGAACTACGGAACATGGGTATTCCTGTTGTCAACTTTACACCGAGCCGTGGAAACGATAAACTAAGTCGTGTTCATAGTATATCGCCTCTTTTTGAAGCGGGAATGATATGGTATCCTGACGAGAAGTGGGCAGAAGAGGTGATTGAGGAGTGTGCGGCGTTTCCCAATGGACAGAATGATGACTTGGTGGATTCCACGACACAGGCGTTGATGCGTTATCGTCAGGGGAACTTTGTTCAGATACCGACTGATGATTGGGAAGAGGACACGGGAGATTTAAAGGTGGTTTCATATTATGGGTAATATGTACAATAAAGGCATTGGTCGTCTTGTTTACAAACTCCAAGACGGAGGAGGGTCCCCTCCAGACGACCCTAATAAAAGGAGAAATCTTCCAACTGTTCAGGACAAGGGAAGATTTAAAACACCAAAAATAGATCTTGGTTCTATTTTAAAGACAGGGGGTCGTGTATTAACACGCCTTAATCCTTTGTTTGATCTTCTTCAATCTAAACAATTGGCTGATGCAACATTAAAAGAAGAGAATATTGCAAACGATAATACAAAAGAACGTGAATTACTGGGGAACATAGAGGAAAGATACGGCGACCTTCCTATGGGTTATGTGGACTATAAAGATCAAGAGTCTAAAGTTGTTCGCATGACCCCACAAGAATACATTGACAAAGCCTTAGAAATGGCCAACCAGCCTCCGTATTCAGAGCAAGAGTACGCAGAGCCTTATGCAAAGGAAGACCTTATTACCGAGGAACAACTTTTAGCGCCAAGGTACGATGATCGTCTGGAGGAGGTACGTCAAAAAATGCAGGATATTTTGTCGGGAAAGAGAACAGAACCTTTAGATGCAGGATATTTAGATTATAAAGAAGGGAGCCAGGAAGGGCTTAGAAGAGCAATGGCGGCTCGGGAGCTTAACGTAGATTCTATTCCCGTTGTTGAGATAAGGGAAACCCGGACCCCTGGTGAATTAAGAACCGCTAGACAATATAAGATGGGCTTTGATGATCTTGACTTTTACCACGGCACGTTACAGGGCGATATAGAGGCTTTTGAAGGTCCGGAAAGTCCTCGTTTAGAAAATATGCTAAACGAACCTCAGACATTTTTGGATTTAAAACAAAAACGCTACAGTCAAATAGGGTATCATGGCCCTGGTATTTATATGACCACGGACCCGGAAGAAGCGTCCGAGCAATACGCAAATCCACAAGGCGATGATGTTGTATTAAAGCGGGAACAAATAAAGGACATAGTTTTACGAGAAATGGGGGCAGAACCCGCACAAGGGACAAAGGGGCTGAAGGCTGAAGATCGTTTTCCTACTGCTTCTGAAAATTTAATGAGATTAGCAAACAGGAAAGCAGATGAATTAATGGGAACATCTCCAACTGTTTTTCGTTTAAAAACCAGGCCAAACAATGTTGTCACGGTGCATGGACCACGGGTTTCTAATGAGTTGGCACAGCAGTTTCCAGAAACAACACTAAGAAGGCAAAATTTAAAAAATTCCATAGGAATTGCATTGAGAGATATTAGCCAAGAGCTTCGATACACTGAAAATAAAGGAAAATTTAATTTTCAAAGTGTTTTAGACAAAATTATGAATGAAATTGATTTGTTTGTGGAAGAAGAAAATGGGTCAGAGGTTGTTTCTTCTGGAGATGTAGAAGAGGTTCTACGGACGTTAGATGAACCTTTTGTATTTCCTGAACAGCTTGTTCAAAATGTTTATACTATTATGGGGTATGATGCAGTTGACTTAGTAGAGCCTTCCTTTAAACTAAACGAGAACAAACCTGTAGTGCACAGGGTTATTTTTGATCCAGAAAAAGTAAGGTCTGCTTTTGCTAAATTTGATCCATTAAAAAAAGATGAACCAGGTTTAAGTATGAAAAAAGGTGGGGTTGTTCCACGTGAAACACGGCCCACGGTTTTTGCTACAGGAATACCAACAGCATTAAGGAAGGGAATGTAATGCACGAATTTAACAATAGACTACAAAGTAATTTTCCAGATGTATATGAAGAGGGGCTTTTAGTTGCCGATGGCTTTGAAAAAGCTTTTATAGGGGTTGGACGGCAGTTTACTAAGCCTGTTGCTATTTATGATCGTCAAAAATGCATTGATATTCTAATGACCCGCGATGGTATGAGTATTGATGAGGCCGAGGAGTATTTTGAGTACAATGTCCAAGGAGCGTATGTCGGAGAGGACACCCCTATTTTTATGGAAAAACTTCCAGAGACAAATGAGCGTCATTAGGGTATGATTCTCGATAGGAGGCTGTATGGCTGAAGAACCCGAAGAAATAGAAGAAATGATGGAAAGCGCGGCATCTTTAATGGACCGCGTACCACAAGGTTTGAGGGAAGAAGACCTTCTTGAGGTAGAAGTCCCGGAAGACATGGAAATGCCTTCTATGGAAAACATTGAGATTATTCCTGAAGAAGACGGAGCGGTTGTTATTGATTTTGGGACAAATGAACAATATGGACCTCCAGAAGACTTTTATTCAAACTTAGCAGAGAACTTAGATGACAGTGAGCTTGCAGAAGTTTCTAATCAACTTTTAGAAGAATACGAGAGCAATAAAGGGTCCCGAAGAGATTGGGAAGAAGCGTATTCTAAAGGGTTGGAGCTTTTAGGATTCACTTACGAGGAGAGAACGGAACCATTTGCAGGGGCAACCGGTGTAACGCATCCCCTTCTGGCTGAAGCCGCAACTCAGTTTCAAGCGCAAGCTTTTAACGAGTTGCTCCCTGCAAGTGGCCCAGTCCGCACAGATGTGATGGGCGCGGTCACAAAAGAAAAAGAAGATCAGTCTCAGCGTGTACGTCAATTTATGAATTATTACATTACAAGTATAATGGAGGAATACACACCTGAACTGGATCAGATGTTGTTTTATTTACCGTTAGCGGGGTCTACTTTTAAAAAAGTGTACTATGATTCTTCACTAGACCGTGCGGTAAGTAAGTTTGTACCTGCGGAGCATTTGGTTGTTCCGTATGAAGCAAATGATTTGGAGACATGTCCGAATATTACCCACGTTGTTCGTATGTCTATGAATGATTTGCGTAAAAAACAGATTGCTGGTTTTTACAGAGATATAGATGTTCTTCCAAGTCAGGCAGAATCCAACAGTTTAGTGGAAGAAATTGACAAAATTGACGGGGTAACCGCCTCAAATGTGGATTATGACTGCACTTTGCTGGAGGTTCACGTTGATTTAGACCTTAAGGGGTATGAAGATACGGATTCTGACGGTGAACCAACAGGGGTTAAGATCCCTTACATCGTGACAATCAGTCAGGACAACGGGAAAATACTGTCAATTCGCCGAAATTACGAAGAGAATGACAAAACATATAAGAAAATACAGTATTTTGTGCATTATAAGTTCCTTCCGGGCTTTGGTTTTTACGGATTAGGCTTAATTCACACGATTGGAGGGCTTTCACGCACTGCAACAGCTGCTTTACGGCAGTTAATTGATGCAGGAACGCTGTCAAACCTTCCAGCAGGGTTTAAAGCCCGTGGATTACGCATAAGAGACGATGAAAATCCTTTACAACCGGGCGAATTTAGAGATGTTGACGCTCCGGGCGGGGCAATTCGTGATTCTTTGATGCCTTTACCGTTTAAAGGACCAGATTCTACGTTATTTCAGCTTTTAGGCTTTGTTGTACAGGCAGGACAGCGTTTTGCTACGATTACAGACCTTAAAGTTGGGGACGGGAACCAATCTGCTGCGGTAGGGACGACTATTGCTATGCTGGAACAAGGGTCAAGAGTGATGTCTGCTGTGCATAAACGACTTCATTATGCAATGCGGATTGAATTTAAGCTTTTGGCACGGGTTATGGCGGTGTATTTACCACAAGAATACCCGTATACAGTGCAGGGTGGTGATGAAACAATTTATGCTAGAGATTTTGATGATCGTGTTGATATTATTCCTATATCTGACCCGAATATCTTTTCTCAGGCACAACGTATTACTCTTGCTCAGACTGAAATACAGTTGGCAATGCAGGCTCCTGAAATACACAATATGTACGAAGTGTACAGAAGGATGTATGAGGCACTCAATGTCAGGGACATAGACAAGATATTAATACCGCCAAGCACGACTGAAATGGTTCCAAAAGACGCAGCGCAAGAAAATATAGATACGTTTTCTGGGACAGTTCTTAAAGCATTTGAAGGTCAGGACCATCAGGCGCATATTATAGCGCATATGATTTTTGGGGCAACGCCGATGGTTGCCCAGTTGCCTCGTATTGCGATGGACTTGCAAAAACATATTATGGAACATGTGCAGATACAGGGAACAGAGCAAGCAGCGGAAACCTACCAACAGCAAACAGGTGCGGCTCCAATGCAAGGCGAGCCTGTGTTTGAGGCGTTAAAATCTCAGTTTATTGCTCAAGGAATGCAAAATCTAAAAGCAATTAACGCACAAGCTACGGGTCAAGACCAGCAACAACCCGACCCAGTTGTTGCATTAAAGCAACAAGAGCTTCAACTAAGAGCTCAGAAAGACCAGGCTGATACAGCAATAGATCAAGCTGAACTTAATTTAGAAGCTCAAAAAGACGCTCGTAAGGCGCAGGAGTTTGATTTACGACAAGAAAATCAGATGGCTCAAACGCAACTTAAAATACAAGCGGCTTTTGAACGTGAACGATTACGACAACAACAAAAAGGAGGATAGTTATGTCCAAAGTTAAATACACAGGCACTAAGCCTACTAATCCACCAGAAGCAAAACCTTATTCTGAAATACAGGGCCAAGGTCAAATGCCTTATGCTCAACCTGTTGAAGAAGATGGTCCAGACACAATGGACGGGATTATTACAAAAGGTAAAGCAAGAGGTATGGGTGGTGCTTTACGTGGCGGTAAATTTACGATTTGCTAAATGCCTTTAAAAACAGGTAAAAGCAAAAAGACTATTGAGGCAAATATAAGCCAGCTTGTAAAAGAGGGATACCCTCGAAAACAAGCGGTTGCTATTGCTTATAATCACGCCAATAAAAAGAAGAAAAAGAAGAAGGTTGCCTAATGCTTATTGAAAGTTATCCCCAGTATATACAGGGGTTGACAAATGCAAAATTAGATTTGACAGGGACAGGGGTAACGACCTTGTATACAGCCCCTTCTACTGTTTCTTTTTCTGTTGTTAATTCTATTCTTGTCTCAGAAGACTCAGGAAACGCTGATACAATAACATTGACGCTTACAAATGGGTCTGATGTGTTTAGTTTGTTTAAGGTTGCGGCTGTTGGGGCGAATGGGACGGTAGAATTGTTAAGCCGGGATT